AGCGAAGATGTGGTTGACACTACAGGTATGGCGGCAGGTGGAGCGCGTACCCGTGTTGCTGGGCTTGCTGATAACTCAGTTACATTTGAATTCAATCAAGACTTTGCAACATCAGCACCTGAAGTAACAATCAATGCGGTTGGTTCTTCACTTGTTGGAACAAATGTAACTTGTGTTGTAAAGCCAACATCTGCTGCAGTATCTGCAAGCAATCCTAGTTACAGTTTTTCTGCGGTTGTAGCCGAATGGCAAGCCCTTTCAGGTGCCGTGGGCGAGTTGGCCACGATTTCTGCAACTTGGCCGATCTCAGGCGTTATCACAAAGGCGGTTTAATCAATGCCACGCTTAGTATTAACAAATGCTTATGTCGTATTTGCAAGCAACGATATTAGCCAATATGTGACTTCAGTAAGTCTTTCAACAAGTTATGATGTTATTGACACCACAGGCATTTCAACTACAGGTGCAGCTCGCACTCGCGTTGCTGGCCTTGCTGATAACTCAATCACACTTGAGTTTAATCAAGATTATGCAGACAATGCACTTGAAGAACTAATTAACGGAACCAATACAACAAATGGAACTGTTGGTTTAGTTGTAGCAATGGAAATTCGACCAGTCAACACAACAGTAAGTGCAAGCAACCCAAAATTTACCTTTAACGCGCTGGTAGCCGAATGGCAGGCCGTTTCAGGTAGCGTGGGCGAGTTAGCAACTGTTTCTGCAACTTGGCCAATCTCAGGTCCAATTGCAAAAACAATCACACCGTAATCAACTAAGGGGGAAAAGATGGATGGATTAGCAATTAAGGTAAAAACAACTGATGGTGTTGAGGCCTCTTACAAGTTAACGCCTCGCATCATCGTTGCATTTGAACAAAACTTTGGCGCTGGTATGCCTAAGTTGCTGGGGGAGCAACAAAAAATTGAACACATCTATTGGCTTGCTTGGAAATGCCAACAGGTTGCTGCTCAAAATAGTGGCGGAACACCAGTAAAACTTTTTGGCCCAGAGTATTTAGACAGTATCGTTTCGGCAGAATTGGATGCTGATAGTTCTTTCGAATCCACCGCAACAGCCTGATATATACGGTTGCTGCGGTGGCCTGCGAAACTTCAATATCTCCAATTGATTTACTAGATGCTCCCGAAGGTATTTTTGAGGCAATGGTAATTTACTTAAAGGAACGAGCTAAAGCCAATGGCTGATGAAGTAATTGTTCTTACTGGCATCAAAGAAACACTTGATAACTTGAAAGAGTTTGATAAAGATGCGGTTCGCCGTTTCAACAAGGTTATCAATAATGAATTGGCGGGGGCAGAGCGCGATGCTAGGAACTTGATTAGCGATCAACCACCTATGAGTGGCTGGCGCAAGACCGATGCAATCAGGGGTAAAACTCGCGGTGGTGCAGGTTGGCCTGGGTGGAACGCTGGAGAGATCAAATCAAAGATCACTAAGACCAAAGCCCAGGGCAAAGTTCGCAAAGATTACACAACAAGCGCTGGTGCTTTGCTCAACAAATCTGCAGCGGGTTCAATCTTTGAAGTTGCTGGCCGTGTTGCATCAGGAACTAAGCGAATGACTGCCCAATCCTCAAGTGGGCAGTTCTTGCGCACAATCGGTAACAGATTCGGTAAGGCTTCGCGTGTAGTATGGCGTGTTGTTGACCAAGACAGAATAAAAATTGAAACAAATGTAAAGCGTGCTTTGGATGATGCTAAAGCTGAATTACAAAAACATTTGAACAGAGAGCGAGCATAACAAATGGCAGTTGGCGCAGTTGTAGCCCGCATCCTCACCCAGTATTCTGATAAAGGTTCAAAGGCTGCCCAAAAAGACATTGCAAAACTTGGCAAAAACTTTGATGCCTTTGCTAAGAAATCTGCAAGAGCATTTGGAATTGCAGCGGTGGCATCAGCGGCAGCATTGGCCAAAATTAGCAAAGATTCAATTATGGCCGCATCCGATCTATCTCAGCAATTTGGTGCCTTAGATGCCGTTTTTGGTAAAAATTCTGAACAATTAAAAGAATTTTCAAGATCAATGGTTGATTATGGCCTATCAACTGCCGATGCAGCTCGTTATGCAGCCTTGCTTGGTACCCAACTTAAAGGTTTGGGTATGGAAGAACAAGATGCGATTGATCGCACTAAACAACTGCAGATTTTGGCTGCAGATTTAGCAGCAACATACGGCGGAACAACCGCTGATGCAGTTGCAGCGCTCAGTTCTACATTTAAGGGTGAATACAACCCAATTGAGCGTTACGGCGTTGCGCTTCGAAAGTCTGACATTACTGCACGCGTTGCCGCAAAGGGATTAGGCAAGTTGCAGGGTGATTTACTTAAAGCCGCTGAAGCCCAAGCCGCATTTGAACTTATTGTTATGAAAACAACCGCTGCTCAGGGTCAGTCACGCCGCGAATACAACACATTGGCAGCACAACTTCAGCGAGTAAATGCAACTTTTGACAATATGAAAGCAAGTTTAGGTACTGCCTTGCTGCCAGTTATGGAGAAATTTGCTTCGGTACTGATAACAAAGATTTTGCCACAAGTTGAAAAATTTGTGAATGTTAATAAAGATCAATTAGCAGCATCATTTGCAGTTGCCGCAGAATACGCAGTTAAGTTTCTTGAAGTAGCAGTTGCATTTGGCAACTGGGTTGCAAACAACACAGGTAAAGTTCAGATATTGGCAGGAATTATTGCCACTATGTTTGCCGTAAGCGGTATTGCAAAATTCATTATTGCACTTGAGGCAGTTGTAGCGGCAATGGCAATTTTGCGCACAACCGCACTTGGAGCAGCCATTGCAACGGCACTTGCAACTGGCGGTGTAAGCGTTGGAACTGCAGTAACTGCCCTTGCAGCCATTGGCGCGACTGCATTAGTAACCAAAAACCTTTTTGATATGGTAAATGGTAAAACACCAGTTGCAGGTAAAAAGGGAATTAGCCCAAGAGGAAATTCAAAAAACATTGATTTTGGTGCAACAATTGGTGAAACAAATTCACTATCAACCTTTTTAGATGCTATTAACAAAAATACAACTGCAGTTAAGAAAAACACAAAGACTGTATTTGATATTGCAACTGAAAATGCACAAAAAGAATTAGCAGCACGCCAAAAGGCGCTTTCAGGTTCAGCCTCAATTGCAATCGGCGGTGGCGGCAAGATGTACGGCACCCGCAACGCTCAAGGCGGTATCCAAGTAAATGTAAATGCTGGCGCGGTTGTAGGCTCAACAGATGCCTTAATTGAAGTTGTTAAAAATGGGTTGGAAACTGTTACTCGCCGCAATGGTGGCAGTGGCGGTGGCCGTTACGCCGCAATGGTGGCTCTCTAATGCCAGCATTTGACGGGGTAACCTCACCAAGCATTGCGGTTCAGTTTTTCAAAAGCGGAACTTGGACTTCAGTAACAGTTACAGATGTTGTTCAAATTGATTTTCGCCGTGGCCGCGAGCGTGCAGATTTGCGCGATGAGGCAGGTTTTGCAAGTATCGTTTTTAACAACACAAGCGGTATTTATGACCCTGACAACACCAGCGCTTCAAGTCCGTGGGTTGTTGGTGGTCAAAGCATTTTGCGTGACGGGTTGCAAATGCGCATTATGGCTACTTGGAACTCAACGACTTATCCATTGTTTTACGGCTTTCTTGAAAACAACTTTACCAATCAGGGTTATTTGCCAAATGTAACAATGACTTTCTACGATGGCATTGGCTACATTGCCGATGCGTTCGCACCAGCTTTGGCCGTTGCCGCCAACTCAGAAACTGCAGCAGTTCGAGCAGGTCGTATGCTAGACATTGCAGGATGGCCAGGCGGTGCAGGCCGATCACTTAGCGGTTCAGTAACAATGAAGGCAACAGTGCAAAACCGTGGATGTATGCAGGCAATTACAGAGTGCGTTGATTCAATTGCTGGCCGTTTTTACATTTCAAAGTCAAATGTGGCTACATTGGTGCCTTTGTCCAATAAGTTCAGCCGCCCAACTCAATTGCTTTTTAGTGATTCAGGTGCATCAAACACAGTTTCTTACCAAGATTTAATTACAAACCCAGGCACAAAGTATGTGGTCAATCAGGCCATCATTATGCGTGGTGACAACAACCAAATCACATCAACATATAACCCAAGCGTTACCGCTTATGGTGTGGTTAAAAAGGAAATCTTTGCACCTGTTAACACCGATACAAATGCCACAAATTTAGCTTTGTATGAGTCTCGCAAGTTAGCAACACCTGATACTT